GTTGTTTTGAAGTCACCACTGGAAGCGGCTTCAATTTCAGCAGGTTCAGATATTCCAACAATAAACGCTTTCTTATCACGTTTAAGTTTGCGGGCAGGTCCATTTTGAGGTGGTCCTTCACCAACCTCTCTCTGAGCTTTCTGTGGCCCAGTAGAAAACAACGTCCACAAGCCGAATCCGACAAGAGCGGCACCAAGTAAGACTAACACACCTCTAAGAGAGGTGATTGACTCAATCACTTGGTGGAAGTAACCCTTAGCTGCCTTCACAGTAGCTTTCAGGCTCTCCCGAATCTTTTCGGACCTAGTTCGTGGAATTTTGACATCTTCCTTAGAAATAGTCGTAATCACTTCCTGTAGTAAATCATTTGCATAATCTACACAATCATCAGCGATATCAACTACCTCTTCTTCTTCGTTGACCTGCATTTTGGCTCGGAGAGCTTCGATACGGTCGTTGTCAAGTCGTTTTTCCAAATCGGCGTTCAAACGTCGGGATTTAGCCCACAGAGCATGCATCTCTTTCAAACAATAATCGAGAAACATCTCATAGGTCATCAGAACAGGCATTAAGCCCTTCTCAGGATCATTCGGATCGGTGCGCAGTAGTGGCTGCGCTGATTCGGCGTCATACAACATGATCTGGTAAACTTCAGTGTCGACAGGTCCTTTAGTTTTGGTGGTATCTAATCTTGGAACGATCATACCCTTGGACTTAGAATAAGCACCATAGGTAAAACCGTCGTAATTGTCGACTTTCGCACAAATTTTGATTCGTCGTCTGTAAGCATCAGAATAAGTCAACGAATTTACATTCTGTTCAAGGACATTGCTTGTGAGGAGCAAGACCTTAGAGCAAAACTTAGTTCGCTGTTTTTCTTCCATCGCAGCCATATGGAGTGGATAAGGAGCAATATTTGCTGCTCTAATCAACTCCATAAATTCTTCGTTGGGACTAGCCGCACCATCAACACGTTGACCAAAATCATCATAACAAACGACATTCTGTCCATGATATCCGTCCCAGAATTCTTGTTCACAGTTACGGAAATAGATGTTTTTGGCAAAATCACGAGCATCATCATTTTCACTAGAGATTGCAGCGTTCAGATCGGAAGCTAGAGGCCAGGACATACCTGACTTGCCAACTCCACTGTCTCCAAACAAGTGAATCACCAGTGGTTCCATTCGGGGTTTATTACCAAACACTCCAGTGTTGTCGCTCATCTTCTTCATGCGCTCAACAACTTTCATGCATTGGTTCAACTGCATCGTGAGATTGGGTCCAAATCGCTTGTTGGTCAGTTCTTTAGAAAACTCAATACCCTTGCGGTAAAGAGCGTCAACTTTGAAAACTAACTTTTCATCTCTGTCGAGTCGGTCCTTAAGTGTTTCACCACTTTCCGACACTTCCTGCAATTCGAGAACATCATGAACAAATTCGGCATACCCATTAAGAGTAGAATCGAGATTTTGATCCACGAGAGGTCCTCGGAAGCAAGAGAGAATCCAGTCAGTAATCATCGTAAACATGGGAACTGCATTCTTGGCAAAGGTCACAACGTTGTTCATGCTGCGACACCTATCACCAAAGAACTTCAGACATGCATCAAAATTACCGGACGGCAACCCACATGCCGTTACCAGCAGAGTGCTCAGCAGAGCACCAGTTACAGGAGCTGCAGCCCAGTGACCAGTGACGTTCTTCATGCCACCAGTCACCACATTGACTAGGTCATCGAGGTTCACCTGAAACTGAGCCTCGGGGGCGTCTGGTTGTTCATCCGTTGTAAAGTATCGCGACACCATTTTGGAAAAAAGAGAAAAAATCTCTCCACCAAAATTCCAAAAGACTTCCAAAAAGAAAGCCTTAAGGCGATGAGCAGCATTGGTCATAGACACAGTTGCCAGAACCTTGACTAATTTCAAAAGAATTGAGCCAATGTCCTTAGCAAAAGATACTGTCGGAACCATTGCTGCGAGCATCTTACCGATGTTTGCAATACCGTCGTCCAGGGATTTCGCCATCCCAGTGAAGTGAGTTGTTGTTTTGTGTAACTCTGCAGTCACACCAGCCACTTCTGCTGTCATCTTTTCCACATTGTTTACCATTTGGAAAGGAGCTGTGATGGATTTCCCAAGTGTTCCTAAAAACGAAGAGGGAATGTCAGCTTCCATTTGGAATTCAGCAGCTGGGGGTTCATGGATCACGGCAAAGAGATCATTAACAGAGTCTACACTCCAGTTGTTAATATCAGATTCGATCTCCATCATGGCCAAATCAGCACAAATCACATCCATGACAAACTCTTCTTCAAGAGTCATAACACGGTCGTGAATGCGCTGAAAAGCCGCAACCGCTCGAAGCATTCGCAGGTTGTATTGGAATCGGTAGCGCGAAACTACTTCATCAAAATCAACCAGATCATCAATACCTGAATCGTCAGAAGAATAGGAGTATACACTACCATCAAAATCTGACTCATTTCCAGAATCCATTTGGAATTTAGCGGGCGGGGGTCGTTTTTTGATCGCGAATCGACATTCAGGGGTTGTCGTATTCAGCATCATTTCGGAAATCTCATTCTGAAGTCGCGTCATTCGCCAAAATTTGTTCAGATGTTGTCGAACAAAAGTGGGAAGAGGACGAGACTTAGATTTCCTCGGTGTTTCCATAACGTGATCGGAGGGCAAAACCTTCTTCACACCACGTCGGGGATTCACCAGAGTGTTATTGTTCACACGAATGTAAACGTTCACACTCCTCCTTAAGTGTCTCAAGGTAGTAAGACAAGAAAGGGTAGCAACTTCATTGAAAAGTGAGGTTTGGTTGAGAGAAGACATAGTGATACATTGGAAAAAGAGCGAACTCGAGTTGATCGTCAAAACGAACGAGAGGACGTATCCAATCCGAAAGAAATAGAAAAATTCTATCATCGCTGCGCGGTCAAATCCACATCAAAACGTGGACAGACAGTTGTACTTTATAGAAGACACTGAAGCATTCAGACTGGTTACTGCTTTGGACATTCAGTTATTCTTCCTCCATACCGAGATAATAGAGAGTGAACAGGGTTACGAGTAGTTCGGCTCGAAGTAGAAAAGTTTAGTCTCTTCGTAAATTGACTAGATATTTCATTTGCGTACTTCACGGGTATAATAATAATGTAGACACCACGCTCACATTATGCTGGATACAGCTTGGTTATATCTTGTTATATTCAACAACATCATTAGAGGGCACAAGTTTGAGACAGTCAGTTATACGAATCTTAATATTGAAGTATGTAGTCGTGCTTGTAATGGCACAGTCACAAGTTAATCAACACAGTCGGAACGACAAACGTCTTGAAAACCACATGATCCTCTTCAGTCTTTCCAGAGAATGTAACTCTTACTAGGATTCCGGGTTGTGGAAGCACTAGGTATCGATCGGTCAGGGACAACAAAAGTCAATCATTAACGTTTAGGTACATTTAGGGTTATTCATGGAGAAGGAGCTAGAGAATAAAACAATAAGGTGGGGCCAATCAAAGTTCCAAATGAAAAATCATCCTTGGCTCCGCGGTAAATTTTAGCACGCGGACCTGTAATCCTAAGGGAAGGCATAAATCCTGTAGAATAAAGTTCAGAACCTCCATCATTAACGTTACATAGCAATCGCTTAGTAGCAGATAAAAACGGCATCTGGACTTCATGAATAGGAGTGACAGCCGGAAAAGTAATATGGGAAACAGCATTCACACTATTGGTCTCTTCTGGACCGAAACTCGAAAACAAACGTTCAATCGTACTCACAAAAGGAGTGTAGATCTTATCAGCCGTGCCGTCAAACACGAACTTGTAAGAAATACCACCTCTCCAGTAAGCATACATTGAACTCAAGTAAGA